GTGTCCAGGCGTGGAAAGCCGGTGGAGAAAGCCGGATTCTTTGGGAGGGACGTATTGCTGGCGACGGCAAAGAAGAAACGGCGCTTGTTGATCTAGCCAAACGCTACAACGTCCATGCGCCAGACGTTTGGATCGATATCGGTTACGACCAACCCCGGATTTTTAACCTCATGGCGTTGCACCTATGGCGCGGTCTCAAAGGCGAAGGTAACAAGCGATCATTTGCTCACGTCTCGCAATCTGGCGCAAAAACCGAAAGGCTCTATTCCAAAATCCAGCGGGCGCGGTCACCTCGGGGCGCCATCGTCCAATTTGTTTTTGTCGCCACCAATCCGGTTAAAGACATCCTCCACGCGATCATTACCGGCCACGGCGCAGAGATGGAATTCCCGTCTGACATGTCGAAGGACTTTGAGAAACACCTAAAAGCCGAGCGCCGGGAAATGATCCGCTCACCAAAAACTGGCCAAGAGGAATCTGTTTGGGTGACCAAAAACCGCGACAACCACCTTTGGGACTGTCTGGTTTATCAGATTGCGGCGGCGCTTATGATGCGACTTTTTGAGTCTTTGCCGATTTCCGAACCTGACGCATCGGCTACAACTACGGCCTAAAGCAGCTTCTTTGACATTCGCGCACCGTCCCCAAGGCTTGCGTCGTGAGTCTTTTTAGCACAGCTCGTTCTATTTACGTCGCATTGGAGGACGACGAGAAGGCAATTTCCGCAATCCGCGACGAAAGGAAAGCGCTGGCCTTGTCTCTGGCGACCGATCCAAACGGCGCAACCCAGATCACAAGCTCTACGGTAAACGGGCAAATGTTTACGGCCATGCAGGGACTAAAGGCAATGGACCGGCTTAAAATTCTTTCCTTGGTTTGCGGAATGGCAAAAGCAGGAAACGCAATTCCATCGCAAACCACCGCGATATTTTAACATGGCAACAATCCTCAACGAATACGGCACGCCCTACTCAAACCCGCAGCGATACGCGCATGCGTCAGAGTATGATCGTCGGCGCGGCGTGACCTATCCGGTCAAGACCGAGGACATTGACAAATTGATCAGCCCTTGGGATTCTAGGCGTCTTCGCAGCCTTTCCAGCCGCCTTTATACTAACGTTGGCGTTATTAAAGGAGCAGTTGATCAGAAAGCGGATTACAGCGTTGGCGAAGCGTTTCTTCCGGCTTACGTTGGCGAATCAGACTTTGCGGACGGCAAGCAGATTGCCAGTTTCATGCGCAAAGTCTGGTATCCAAATTGCAACGTCAAAGGGCAACCTTTCGACTGGCACAAGACCCTTGAGCTTGCCAGCGTGGCGATTGACCGGGACGGAGATCAGTTCTGGATCAAGATTGTTGGCGAAGACGGGTTTCCTCGATTGCAGGTCGTGCCGGCGCACCGAGTTGGCGACGGTCCAGACGGCAGCGGCAGGGTTTCTAGCGGAAAATTCAAAGACTTCAAAATCAGCGACGGAGTCATCGTCTACAAAAGCGGAAAGCCTGCCGCATACCGAGTTTTGACCGGCGACCTTAGAATCAGCGAGACTTTTGAGGACATTGAGGCGGCAAACGTCATCCACATTTTTAATCCAGATTTTGCAGAGCAAACCCGAGGAATCCCTGCATTCAGTCACGCGCTGATGGACATTTCCGCCTGCCTCGCATCCACCGAGGACGAGCGCATTCGGCAACAAATCATCTCACGATTACACCTTACGGTTTTTAACGAGTCAGGCGGGCCGGATCTGGATGACCCGATGAATTCAATCCAAAATCCAACCACTGACTCATCTTTTGTCATGCAAAACATCCCAGGCGGGGTCGTTTACATGCAGGCCGGAAGCGGTGAAAAAATGGAGCAGGTTAAGCACGACAGCCCAGGCGATATGTGGGAGAACTTCCAAGACCGAATGATCCGTATGAGTCTTGCGCCGTGCTGGCCTTATTCCATTTGGAAAGGTGCCGGCCAAGGGACCGATGCTCGGGCTGAAATTGTCAAAGGCCGTCGGTTTGTCTTAAAGCGCCAAAGGGATTTGCGCCGAGCCGCGTTGTCGGCTTTCTCGTTTGCATACTCAGTATTTCAAAAAGCGGGCCGCGTCCCTCTGCTCGACAATCCGTTTGCTTGGTCGTTTTCCAAACCGCCGCGCCTATCCGTTGACGATGGCCGCGAGTCTAAAATGGAGGTCGATGAATGGCGGGCAGGACTTCGCAACACCGACGAAATCACCGAGGCGCGAGGTCTGACCGAGGAGGAGTTTTACACGAAGCGGGCGCATTCTGTTGCGCTTCGCAAAGTCATTGCGCGTCAAGTTTCACAGGACGTTTCGGAATCATCCGGCTTTGAGATCGAGGTCGAGGACCGGGAAATGGCGATGCTGACCGCTAACGAAATGGGCAACGACACGCAGGACACCTCAGATCAAATCATTCAACCAAATCAAAACGATGAAGATTCTTAAAATTGAAAACAAGACCGGCAAAGTAACGCTGGACGATACGGTTGACGAATTCAGCCGGAAGCAACTGGCGCGGGAAATGTCCAAGGTATTTGGGGCCGAAGCGTTTACAAATCCTGATTTTACCAACCTGACCAAAGAGGCGAGCAATCAAATTGATCGGCTGGAAATCACAATCAATTCCCCAGGCGGAAGTGTTTTTGAAGGCATGGTAATTGTGAACGAACTCAAAGCCATGAGTGCAAAAGGCGTCCACACGGTTGCAATCGTCAACGTCCTCGCCGCAAGCATGGGCAGCGTTATTTCAGCCGCCTGCGACGAATGCATGATTGTTCCAAACGGGCAAATGATGATTCACGAAGTGAGCATCGGCATCGAAGGAACAGCTAAAGATTTACATCGGATGGCTGACCTTTGCGACGGATTGTCCAATGAGATTGCCGGAATCTACGCAGAAAAGACCGGCAGGCCAATGGCTGAAATGCGCGAGCTGATGATGAACGAGACTTGGATGAACGCAGCCAAATGCGTTGAGCTTGGCTTTGCAGACAGCCTGTTTGACATTCGCGCCGAGCATGGCAAAACCGTTTCCAACATGAGCCTGCTAGCACGCCTCACAAACCCTTCTGCCGACGAAGCCGTCGGACGCATTTCCGCCTTGGAGAATCAAATTTCCTCTTTGGAAGCCGATCACGCCACAGCATTTGCCGATTTTAAATCCAAGATCGAAATTGCCGAAACCGCATTGCAGGAAGCAGCCGGATTCAAAAACGAGATCGAAACTCTTACCGGAAAACTCACAGAGTCTGACCGACTGGCAAACGAAAACGCGCAAGCAATCTCCGAACTTACCGACAAGCTCAGTAAAGCCGAAAGCTCTGCCGCTGGTAAAGCGGTTGAAATTGCCGCTGCCGCTGGAATCACCGCACCTCTGGAAATTGAAAACCTCGGGTCAACACCCGTGGATCATTTGCTTGAAGTCGGCAAACTCACTGGATCAGCTCGCACAGAATACATTTCCAAGCACGGCAAGGAAATCCGCGAGCAAATGAAAAAATAATTTCTCATCAATCACTACAAACTAACTAAATTAAATGGCTACCATTTCATTCAACGACACGATTTTTGCGCAACAGGCTTTGATTGCCTTTACTGCCAAGCTCGCTCCACTCCGCGCATTTTCCCGCAGTCTTGACGACTCGGCCGCAAAGGTTGGCGACGCCATTGTCATCCCCTACATTTCGGCGGCTACGGCAACTACGTTCAACGCCAGCAGCGCCAACTACCAAACCGGCGGCGGCGCGGTGACGCACAACACCGTTTCGATCAACCAGCACAAGGTTGTTACGTTTGACATCACCGACCTTCAAGCTGCCAACAGCTCGGGAGCGCGTTTTGACGAACTGGCCTTTGCCGCTGGTCGCGCTCTTGGCGATCTGGTGCTCCAGAACATCTGGAAGCTGATTACCACAACCAACTTTGGCAGCGCGTCGATCACCACGCTTGAAGCAAACTACTCTTTGGCATCTTTGATCGAGTTTCGCAAAGTGCTGGCTGGCCGCAATGTCGATGTTGATCCAGGAGTTTGCAGCTTCATCCACAACACCGTGGTTGGCGCAACTCTGCTTGGAACTGCTAACGTGCTGAACGCCTACCAAATTGGCGATAATCAGGCCGCTCGCCAAGGCACTCTTGGTCAGTTGGTTGGATTCCCAACCTACGAAACCAACATTCTGCCAACCGCCGCAACCTCGCTTGTTTCGTTTGCCGCTCACCCAGACTCGATCAACATTGCGATGCGCTACCTTGAGCCGCTTGCCGCTTCTGAGTATC